GCGTTTCCGTCATGGACGAAGTGGCCTTGGTCAAGTCGTACTCGTAGAAACCCGAAGAGAAACCTGTGAAGCCTGTAACAGTACCGGAGCCATTGGTGTTAACGGTTCCCGTAGCATTCCAGCCTTGGACGTAAATTGTTTTGATTCCACCTACGGAATCACGGCAGCCGAGGGCGTAGCCAGTAGTTAGGGAGCAGGACATATGTGTTTGGGTTTTAAGTTACAAGAGAACAAAAAGCGAGGGGAGGTTTCCCTCCCCCCTACACATTAGGTCAAGCGGAAGTCAACAACCAAGTCGGGGTAAGCGATTTGGACACCTGCTTTGAAGGCTGCTTGGAAGCGGACTTCATCGTTGTCTTTGCTGAACCAAATTGAGAACTGCTCCTCGTCGCTCAAAAGGTCGGTTCCGTAGAAGAAGTTACCGAGGTAAGACGAAACGATGCGGTTTGTTCCAGTCAAGCCGGGGACTGCAATGACACGGACGTTTGTGCCGGGATACATGATGTCCCCATCCGCAAGGCCAGCCAAGTCAACTTGGTTGTACATAACCGCTGTGGAGGACTTGAAAGCACCAAGCAAGGTACGGAAGTTGTCCCAACCGCAGAAGATTACGAGGTCAGTCTTGGTCAAGATGGCCTGTGGGATTTGGTTGTAGATGCCGTCAAAGATGGCGATTGCGTTGCCTGTGGTGATACCAACGGACGCAGAAACCGCACCAGTGTTGCCGTTGATGGTAGAACCCGATGCAGCGTTCAACAACTGGTTGACACCTGAAAAGTAGGTGTTGCCCTTCCAAATTGCATTTTCCAAAGCCTCAGCGATGCGAAGTGCCTTCTGCTCGCTGAATGCCTGCTCGAAGGGAACGCCATCGTAGGTAGAGCCAGCAGTCAACTGGGTCTGCATCCAGTACTGCTCCAAGGAACGAGGGCAAAGGGTTTCTTGAACCTTCATACGGCCAACAGTGATGTTACGCTGCGTGAAGGCAGTCGTTCCTGATGTAGTGTAACCGCAAGCATCACCGCTTTGAATCAAAGCATCGGTGTCCATGAGGTTGAGGGCAGCAGCGAACTTGATGCCCACCTGCTTGGTGAACAGGGCTGCTGAACGAGCGGAGAATACCGCTTTGGTGATGAGAGGAAGCCTCTCTTGGTCGGTGTAGGAGGTTAATCCTGCAAAAGTAAATGCCATGGTTAGTGGGGGTTTAGGGGTTTAGTTTTTGGATTTGAGTGATTGTAGTGCTTGTGCGAGTGCGTTGAAGTTCTGCGAGGCTTGGGCCTTACGCTGCTCAACGATTGCGGAACCGCTGGCCTTGGGGGCTTCTGCTGGGAGTTCGGAAACCTTTTCGACGATGTCGGCCATGGTTTCAACCTGCGATGCGAATGCAGACATTTTCTCCTTCATCTTGCCCATCTCGGCATAGGCTGCCTTGAGTTCTTCCATGATGGCTCCGAGGTGCTTGGCGACGATAGCCTCGACGACTTCGGGGGTCATTGCGGGATATGCTTCCTTGATTTCCTCGGTTACCTCAACGGCTACTTCGGGGGTGATTTCAGCAGCAACGGGCAAGGCTTCGATTTCGGGGGTTGCTACTTCGGCAGCGATGACCTCGACGATCTTGCCTCCTTCGGTCTTGATAGTGCCAACGCCTTCGACAACGTGTTCGCCATCGGGGGCAGGTAACGTGCCGTCTTCGGCAACAACGTAAACGGCAGTTCCGGCAACGAGGTCCCCGTCAACACGGACAACCGTGCCATCGGTCAACTTGTAGTCGGCAAAGGACTGCTTTTGGGTGCTGAATTTGCGGAGTTCAGTCCGCAGGGATTCGATTGCGTTTTTGAGATTCATAGTTAGTGGGATTTGTAGGTGGGGGTTAATTGTTGCAAAAAAGCGGTTAATTCGTCAGCAAGGCCAGCGAGTGCGACCTCCAGTTCGGATTCGGTCTTGTCCATCCCGAAGAGTCCCTCAACGGAGAAACCCCTGAACAGGTTGCGGTTGTCCCACACCTCGTCGTTCTCGACCTTGAAGGAACCGAACCAAGAACCGTCGGGTGTGTCCTCGTAGCCCTTGGGAGGCATCACACCACGCTCGGAGTCGGTGATGTAGGACTCGAACATAAACACGCCATCCAGTTCGGCGTTGTGGTAAGCATTGACGTTGTGCTGGTTGCCTTGCTTAAAATACTTCTGCACGATCTTGCGGATGGTGGCCTTGTCAAAGACGACGTAGTATTCCCCGTAGGTTTCGTCCTTCCTAAAGATGGGAGTGTCTGCAAGCATGAGAGGCCCAGTCAGGACCCTCCGTTCGCCTGTTTCGGTGAACTTCTGCTTGGCTTTGCTGAAGGCTTGGAATGGCCGTTCGATGGCGGGCATATCGGTCAGGGCCACGAATTGGACCCCTTCATCCACCTCGTCCACGGTCATCCTGTAAATGGGTAGTTCCATGCAGGTAAATGTCCTATGCCCCCAAAGTTGCAAATTCCTCCAACCTCCGAACCCTGCGAGTGCTTTGGGTGATGTCCCGTTCCACCACATAGGCTCGCATCGGTGATGAGCCTTGGCCTTGGCCTGCCGAGAGTTCGCCCGTTCCGAGGTTGGTCGTTTGTGGGTTCGCAAAGATGGGCGGTGGTGCTGCGCTTGCTCCTGCACCCGTTACGTCTGCACCGGGAGAACCTGCTCCTGCTCCGCCTTGGAATTGTTGGGCCTTAATCTTGGCGACGTTTGCAAGACCAGCAGCAAGGGCAAGACCCGCTTCCACGAACCTTTGCCCGGGGAATACGGATTCAGTTGGCTTCAAGGCAAGTGCAGAACTGACGGCAAGGTAGGTGTTCACGATGGCTTGGGCTATGGATGCAGCCTTGGCGACATTGAAAGCCCGCTTTTGTGCTGCTTCGCTCTTTCCAGCCGATGCGATGATGATGTCGTTGATAACCCCAAAGGACTGACCGACGTATTTCTCACGCAATCCAGCAAGGTCTTGCTCACGCTGGGCTTGGCCCATCTTGGATTTTGCGTCAGCCGTGTCCACCTGCATCCGCCTTTGTGCTTCGGCTTGCATCGCTTTGATTTGCAGTTGCTCCTGCTCGCTTAACCTATCCAACTCCATTTCGTAGAGTTGCAGGTTCAAGTCCTCCACGAACTTGATGATGGCGTTGTTTTCCTCTCTCAACCGCTCCAAACGCTTTTGGGTGGCCTCTGCTTCCTTGCGTTGGCGTTCTTTGACCTGTGCCTCCCTCCTTTGGTCTGCTGCGATTTGGGCGTTCGTGTGGGCTTCGTATGCATCCCGGTAATTGGAGAGGGCTGCTTCTTCACGCAACAACGCCTGCTCCCTCGCTTTCGCTGCGATGGCCGGGTCGGGTAGGTTCAGGAACCTGCGGACCGCTGCGGTGAGGTCGTCCCACTTGGCGATAAGTAGCCCTACGGCTGCAATGGCCGCACCGATACCCGTAGCAAGGAGGGCGATTCTAAACGCCTTCATAGCCCCGGTACTTGCCCCGACTGCTGTTGCGTAGAGGGCTTGTGCTGCTGCCTGCCCTTGGGTGATTAGAATAGAGTCCTTGTTGAGCAGGTTGGCTACCTGCTGCACTCCAGTAGCGAGAGCCATGGCCCCTTGGACCTTGAGCAACGATTTCTGCAAGTCCTCGTTCTCGGAGCCGAACAACGCTGCTGCACCTTGGGCGATTTGAAACCCTGCCGTTATCCCCTGCACCGCTGAAACAACGGTGTCAATCCTTACGGTGTCGCTTGCAAGGGTCTTGATTCGCTGCGAGGTGTCCCCAATTTGGTCTTTGAGTTTTCCCGCTTCGGCCTCCATTTGTTTGAACGCCTTCGTGCCTTCTTGTCCCGCCAAGGACATATCAATAAGCGTCTTTTGGAGTTCCCTGAGCCGTTGTTTAGCACTCGTCGTGCCTTGTGCGGTTGAGTCTTTAAGCCCTACTTCGAGGACGATTTCTTTAGTAACTGCCATAGTTTTTTATTTGTCTGCCCATGCTGGTAATCCCGACACAACCTCCAAGACCTGACCTTCGGTTCCTATTCCCAAGTTGACCCAATCGGCTCCGTCCCAATACTTGATGTCCCCTGCTGCATCGCCCGGGGTATAGCCTTCACCTGCTGGACCGACTGCACCCGTTGCTCCAGTCGCACCCGTTTCACCCGGAGGACCTGCAACCGCTGGGAGTTCTTTGACCGATGGAATCGGGGGGACTTCGTTCGGGTAATCCGAGTCCGTTGCCGGAACAGGGCCGTCGTAGGGTAGGTAGCCAATTTGCTTGAACACGAACTCGGTCAAGTTGAGAATCCTGCGAAGGGTTACCCGGCAAGGCTTCTGCTGACCTATCTCGTAGTCCCTTACCTCTAACAACCGCCAACGGACCCCTCCGTAGTAGATGGGAGTGCGAAAGTCGAGTTGGCTGATGTCCACGGCATTGAGCATAATGGACAACTCCAACTGCATCGCTTCACGGCTGACCGTTTCTTGAATAAAATTCCACCAATAGATGTTGAAGAGGTTGTTGTTCGTGTATAGGTAGGGGTCGCTATTTGCGGCGACATTCACCGCATAGTACAACTGCTTGGGGATTCCAAAAGCAAGGTCGAAGTTTGCGTCGTAGGGGTTGTCAAGGTGGCTGACGAATGGCAGGCTCAACAACGATTCTGCGAGTGCTACCGAACCGCTGACCCCGTATTGGTAGGCCCACGTCGTCGGGGCTTCGATAAGGTTGTATTGGGCTATGCGGTAACCGCTCTGCAAGGTCTTGATGGTTCCTGATAAAGCGGAGCCGTCCAAGTCCCAAACCCTTGCAACGACCTTATCCGTTGTGAAGTTTGCAGGGATTAGAGTGC